GAAGAGTTTTGCCAAGGAGCCGAATTTGTATGCCAGCGGATTATTGGAGGGTATGCCGGTTGGAGGTCACTATGACTTGATAGTTCCTGATGACGTGATGGTTGAGGACTTGGTGAATAGTCCTGGTCAGGTGGAGTTGTTGAAGGAGCGGTTTGCGGTTTCTAAGAATCTACTTAATGACGGTGGCTGGATATGGGTAGTTGGGACTCCGTATACGCCGGATGATTTGATTCAGGTGGTTAGGGGTCAGGTTAGGGGGGATGGGAAGCCTGTTTATTGTTTGAGTTTTAGGCCAGCAACGGAGGGTGGGGAGTGGAACGGCAAGGCTGTGTTTTTGAGTGAGTCGTTCTTGGAAGAGTTGCGGATGAATCCTCGGAAGTTTGGGAGTCAGCAGCTATTGAATCCGACGCCAGACGATATTCGGAAGTTGAATTGGCAGTATGTGAAGTTTGTTGAGCCGCAGGACGTTCCGAAGAATCTGTTTAAATTTATGGTGATTGATCCGGCTGGTGAGAGGAAGGACCGAGTTGGGGATGCGTGGGCGATAGAGGTTTGGGGAGTGGAGCCGTACCGGGATGATGTGGGTGCGAGCGATGTTTATTTGCTGGATGCGTGTTTGGAGGACATGCCGATTTTTGAGGCTTTGGATCGGATCGTGAAGATGTACGTAGCTGCTGGGCGAATAATGCAGCTTGGGGTTGAGAAGGTAGGGCAAAGCACGATGGAGATGCACGTAGCGGCGGCGTTACGTAGCAAAGGGAAGAACCTTAGTGTCGAGTCAGGGAATTTGAAGATTCTCAAACCAGGTGGTCGTACTAAGGCAGAGCGCGTAGAGGGAGCTTTGGTTTGGCCGCTGAATAACGGGAAGATTCATATATCAAAGGCGGTACCTGGAACGGTGATAGATCGTTTGAAGTGTGAGTTTGATAGATTTCCCATGTGGCATGACGACGGAATTGATGCTGCCGCATACTTGTATGACATGCTGAAGGATTACAAATTTGGTCTTCGGCCGTCATCCGAGAATAAGAAGAAAGATCCTCAGTGGCTCCGAGAATGGAGATCTGAGCGCGGCTCTAAGTCCTGGATGGTAGTGTGAAGGTATTCAAAAGAAGTTCGATTGGCGTTGGTCTTAATAGGATTCCTCACCAGCATATTACATTTTTGAATGAAGATCGGGGATATGGCGTAAGCGCTGTGTCTGCGATTGATGGTCATTATCATGAATGGCGTTGGGTAGATCCTGTAGAGGGCGTTCCCGAGCAGCAAGATCCGAACACTGGAGAGTTGATTCCTGGACAGCCGCCACAGCCGGGATATTGGGAGTGTAGCCCTAGCGAAATTGATGGGCATGTTCACCAAGATGGATTTGTAGAAATTCCTAGGAAGCCTACTGATGCCAGCACCGAAGACGAAATACAGGTTGTTTCGCAGGTGATGGAAGCCTTTTCTGAATGGTATGATTTAGATTGGGAAAGTATCGAGGCTGGACGAGAGAGCGAAGATTTCTTTGCGGGAAAGCAGTGGCCAGATGGCGTACCTGGAGAGCTAGCTAAGCTACGTCGAGCTTGCATCACGATTAATCAGATAGAGCCGCGAATATCCAAGCTTAGTGGGCACGAGAGACGGAATCGTACTGAGCTTAGATTGCTTCCGATAGAGTCGAGCGATCAGCGCAAGGCCGATGTTTTCAATATCGTGCTTAAGGTTCTGTTGGATAATTGCAACTTTTGGGCGCACAAGAGCCAGTCGTTTTTGGATTTAGCAATTGCGGGGAAGGGTTGTTACAACATCCGTGTAACTAAAGAAAACGATTTGCGCGGTGAGTTAGTTTTAGAGCGCTTCCCGTGGGACCAGCACGTTAGTGCGCCGACTGAGTATCCAGACGCGAGTGATGCTGAAGGATTTTGCAAATATCGTTGGTATAGTCTCTCAAAGGCAAAGCGTCTGTGGAAGGAGCACGCAGAAAAACTAGAGGGATTAGTTGATTCCATAAATAGAGCGCCGTTTGGCGTTGATGTCACACAGCCGGGAAATGAAAGTGGTGGTCCTTGGAATGGTGGAGAGAGATTATTTGAAGGGCGCAAGGCGTTTGATGCGCAACGAAAAGATATCCTCGTAGTTGAGTGTCACAGATTTGAATACTTAGATTGCCCCGTAATTTCTCATCCAGATGAGGACGTTTATTTTAATGCTCTTGGTTGGGATAAGGCTGACATAAAAGAAGCTATGGGGTTACCTGGATTCTCGGTGGTAACTCAGAGCGTTAAGAAGGTGCGAATCTCTAAGGTTGCTGGCGGCAGTGTGTTGCTAAGTGACGAGTTTCCAGCAGATTTACCCAGTGACGAATTCTATACAATCCCGATGTATTGCTATCGGATGCGCGGAAAATATTGGGGCTTAGTCGAGGGCGTTAAGGGTGCGCAGCAAGAAGTCAATAAGTTTGCTTCGTTAGCGATTGACGTTGGGAATCGTTTAGGTGGTGCTGAGAACTACTTCTACGATGATAATACTTTTGCAGATCAACAAGAAGAACAAAGGTTTCAGAATTACAGCTCTGAGCCTGGAGCCACGTTTAAGGTCTTAGACGTCAATAAGATTCCTAGACGAACCGAAGGAGCGCAATTTCCTGCACAGCTAATTCAGATGATGCAATGGGCTGCTGGCGAGATAGAGCAGCGCTTTAACTTAGAGCCTACAAATATTGGCGCGAACACTTCGGGTCAGGCAATCCTCCAAGCGCAGCAGATGAAGCTCATGGGCGTAGAGAGCCTATTTGAAGCGCAGCGATTGGCAATGATCCGAATTGGACGATTACTGATTCCGATTATTCAAAAGTATTATCCACCGGAAAGGCTCTTAAGAATACTAAGGGCGTATCACTCAACTCATAAAAACGTCATGATCCAGGATCAGGATCTAGATCAAATATCTGACGAAGATATCTTAGAGCTTTTATCTACAAATGACATCGAGAAGTTTGATCTAACAGTAACCGAAAGTAGCTACAGTCCTAGCGCAAGAGCAGCAATTGCTACGGTCTTTATGGACCTATTACAGAAAGGGGTACAGGTTCCTATGCCGATGGTGCTTCGCTATCTCGATATGCCTGATAGGGAGCGTAAAGAGCTTGAGGCGCAAATGCAGCAGCAGCAGCAGGATCAAAATGATGCAAGCGCGAGAGTTGGGGATGCGGAGATCGAGAAAACGTTGGTTGCTAAGGGGATTATCCCACCAGCTACCGCGCAACGTTTTGGATTGCCTCCACAGAATAGTTCGCCTGAGGCGCAAGGTGCTCCGACGGGTGGAATCACAGAAGCACCACAGGCTTCCGAAGTCTCGCAACAATCACAATCTAAAACCTCTCTTCCGGTTTTTAACGTAAATATTTCGCCTCCAATTTTTAATCCACCAAACGTAACAGTACAGGTTGATGGATCGAGGCCTGGAACAAAAGTCGCGCAATTTGCCGATAACGGCGCGGGCGGCTTTGATGGTCAAGTAAGTGATCTTCCTAGCGATCCAAATTTAACAACTCCACAAATTACAGGGCTTTAATTTTTATTGAGGTATTATGGCATATAGTTCAGCAGATCTTTTTGATGGGACGCACCGAAACGGGACGATTGCTTTTCCTAACTCTTTGGTTTCGGGATGGTCTCTTGCAATTTCGCCGGGAGGGATGACGATTCAAGATGCCGCTACAATCACAAATCCAGAATCTCAGATTACTTCATCTACGAGAATAAAACTAAATAAAGGATCGCGAGGCACACATCTTTTACTTAGCATGGCATACAGTAGTGGATTATCCGGAATTACATCTCCAGTAGTTAAAGTATTTGGCAAATTAGCAGGCGATAGATGGCAAACTCTTAAAAGTCGTGGTGGAAATCTCGTGGAGACATTAACCGCGACAGTCGCTACCGACGATACAGATGGTACGTTTAGCTACACGATTCCAGATTTTGCTGTGACGGCTTGGGATTGCCTCGGTTGCGATCAGCTAATTGTAGGTATCCAAACTGCACTGGCAGGGACAGGAACAACATCCACTGCGTTTTTACAAGCAAAGGTTATCTAATCCCCTATGGGAACGAATGACTATCTGACTACTGTAGGTCGGATCCCTAATCCTAAGAGTTTGGCTTTTTTCCCGTGGCTTGAGCGGCGATATAGCTACATTAGAAACTATGTAAATATCGAAGGGCTCATCGAGTATTACTTTTCTAATAGTACGGGCAACGATGCCAATGATGGATTAACGCCAGCAACGGCGAAGCAAACAGTTTTGGAGATGGAAAATACCATCATCAACAACTTTGGTTTATGCGTTTTAAAACTAAAATGCGGAGATGAGTGGAATGAGTTTGGTGCGCCAAGCATAATTTTTGGCGGCGTTAAGATGACTAACTACGGTAGCGGGAATTTACCGTGGATTAATCGTTTTGCTCAAAAGTATTCAACCGGCTGGACGCTAGCATCTGGCAATCGATGGACGAGGCCCGAGCCCGCAGACACTGCATGGGTAAGGCCTCAAGGCTACGCAGCCTCTATGGAACCCTCCAAGGTTCTTTCTAGGCAAACGTCTGCCGCAAACTGCGAAGCAACGCCCAACTCCTTTTTCTGGGCAGCAAACGTCCTACACATTAACCTTGGAGGGATAGATCCAAACGGGGAATTACTAGAAGGGAACGCTAACTCTACGATACCGGGAATCGTTTGTAATACCGATCTAACGTGGATAGATGGCATTAGGCTTTCGGGTTTTGGCATGAACGCGCCAGATCCGCACAGCGCTCAATCGTATCAAATTCAAGCAGCACAGGGGAATGATGAAATAGTTTATATCTCTAACTGCATTGGTGACTTTGGCGGAACGCATCTAATAGCGCAGTTTCAAGGTTCAGGCGACGGCGCTATCACTCTAATTGAAAATTGTAGCGCGGGATTTGCCATGCAGGCCGGAGCAGGTGAAACGATTTGGAACACTTACTCCTCAACGGGATTACAAGAAACTTATTTTAAAAACATCACAACACTAGCGGGAACGCTAATTAATGGAACAGCCGCTTGGACGAGACGAGGTATCAGCGTTTACGGACATACGGCGGGTGTTGGCGTTGCAAGTTTGATTGTCGTCGATGGTCACACGGTAGTCGATTCCGAAATCGGAGTTTCTAGGCTTTCTTTTTTTGAAAACGTTCCTGCGGTCACCACCGAAACGGATATTCGAGCATTTATTATTAACGAACAGGCCACCGGAGCGTTTTTTACTTCATGCCCTTACCACGATAACGCTTGGATAAATTGTAAATATATTTTGACTCCTACCGAATGTGCTGGGCAGTCGATGTATGCTTCTGGAACAACAGCTCAATACTTTAATGGATGGATGTGGAATAACACAGTTGACATTAACCTAGCTGGGCAGGCAACAACGAACTCGCGCTCATTGTATAATGCACTTACTACTAACAATGACTGTCGCATGTGGCATAATGCCTTCACGCTTCGCATGGCATCCACGGTCGCCTGGAGAACAGATCTCGATACGGGTGGCGTTGATAGTAGTCCAAACTGCCAAGTTTTCAACAATATCTGGCAATCAACGGTAGCAGCGGTAGCTACGGTTGGAATGAAAAACAACGCGGCAAACCTAAAGAACAACGCTTACTATCAGATAGTAGGCGGTGCCGATAATGCAACCCGTACCGCTTACGGTAATGATGCAGGCAAAGTAAATCTTACCTCTCAACTTGTCATCACGCCTAAAGGGACGCGAAGCCTCGATAGGCTTGGCTATATCGGAATTAATTTAGAATACGATCAAAATAAAAACCGACGACCGACAACAACAGCTTCAACTATCGGGCCTTTCGATCTAACGCTTACCGGGGATTCTTCCTTCCGTAATCGCGGAGGAGATAGGGGACGATTGCTATTCGGGGCGAGATAATGGCAACACAGAATAAACCATGCCCTGTAGATACTTTTAACCCCTGGCTGTTTGAGGATTTTACTGGAATCGGGTATGGACCGCTCCCAGGGCTTTGGTATCTAGACGGGTCATATCAGGACTTCTTTTTTGCATCCGGGTATTACTCGTATGTTGGATATTTTTCTAGGAACTTAGGGTGGGATGCTTCAAATGTAAAAGCCGTTAATTCTCTTACCCTAAACATTAAAGGCATCAAAAGCACCGGACTGCTGAGCGAAATATACGTCGCTCCATGTATCGGATTGGGAGACTCTAACTCGTTTAC